TACGTTATCTACTCCAGTAGTACAGTTGTCAAAAGCAGCTTTACCAACAGCAACATTATTAGCCCCTCCTGTAACAGAAAGTAAAGCTTCTCTACCTACGGCTACGTTAAAGTTTCCAGTCGTATTTTCTCCCAATGCTTCTTGTCCTACTGCTACGTTGGCACTTGCTGTCGTTATATTTTGCCCAGCCAAATAACCAACTAATGTATTTTCTTCACCACCTGTTATATCTTTACCAGCACCATACCCTATAGCAGTATGTTTTTGACCAGCAATATTAGAGTCTAAACATAAACTTCCTACTGCCGTATTGTATGCACCTGTGGTGTTTGATAGTAAAGCATTTCTACCCACCGCAGTATTATCAGAAGCTGTCGTGTTTGCTTGTAAAGCATTAACACCAACTCCAGTATTATTAGTTCCTGTTGTATTTGCTAACAATACAGCATAACCACAACCTGTGTTATCAGAAGCTGTCGTGCTTGCTGCTAAAGTGCTTCTTCCTATGGCTGTGTTGGTTGAACCTGTAGTGTTTTCTGTTAATGCACCCCAACCTAAAGCAACATTATTATCGGCTGTAGTATTGTCTTCCAAAGCCCTTCGACCAACTGCTACGTTATAGCTTCCTGTTGTATTTGAATTTAATGCTTTCGCACCCAACGCAGTATTCTCAGAACCTGTAGTATTTGATTCTAAAGAATCTCTGCCCAAAGCAACATTACTTGCACCTGTTGTATTAGCATATAGTGCAGAACTTCCTATGGCTGTGTTATAACTTCCTGTGGTGTTTGTTAATAAAGCACTCCAACCTACTCCTACATTTTGTGTTCCTGTCGTGTTAGCAGATAAAGCCTGATAACCAACTCCAACATGATAAGAAGCATCAGTTAAAGCGTCTAAAGAAAATGAACCTACTGCAACATTATTAGTACCTGTTGTTAATGCTTGTAAAGCATCGTTACCAAAAGCTTCATTAGAATTTGCTGTAGTTAAAGAACTTAATGCTTTGTGTCCAACACCTGTGTTATTACTTCCTGTGGTTGTAGCATCTCCTGCTCTTTCACCTACAAATACGTTTTCTGCACCAGTCGTAAGTGCTTCAGCAGCAGCCTTACCAACAGCTGTGTTACTGTGTCCTGTGGTTGCTGTTTTTAAAGCATTAGCACCTATAGCAGTATTGTCACTTGCTGTAGTAGCAGCTGCTAAAGCAGAAGCACCAACTGCTACGTTTGTTGTTCCTGTAGTGTTAGCTGCCATAGAACCTTGACCAACTGCTGTATTGTTATCTGCTGTTGTATTTTTATTTAATGCACCTTGTCCTACTGCTGTGTTAGAACTTCCAGTAGTGTTTTCATCTAAGGTGCGTGAACCTACCGCAGTATTTGTTCCGCCTGTTGTATTAGCTGTTAAAGAATTTTCTCCTATACCAGTATTATAGTTACCTGTCGTAAGTGAGTCTAATGCTGTGTCTCCCAAAGCTACGTTGCCTGTGCCAGTAGGATAGTTTCCATCTAATTTAATTGTTCCGCTAGAAGCATCTATATTTCCAGCAAAAGTTACATGTCCACCATCTGCTATAGTTATTGCATCGTCACCATCTGTAAATTCTATTAATGGTGTTTGTATAGATGCTGATGTTTCTAAGATACCACTTGTTTCTATATTAATAGATGCTAATGCATCTACCATTGCACCACCAGAGCCAGCACCATCTGAATATATAATTTTAGTTTTACCAGCTGGTATAGTTACGTTAGAACCTGTGCCTTGGCTTATAACTAAATTTTGTGAGCCAGTTGTAGCATTCTCTACAAACCATAATTTAGATACTGTGTTTGGTCCAATAGTTACAGTACAGGCCGAGTCTAATGCACCTGTATATTTAAGAAACATTGATCTACCGGGGTCAGTAGAACCATCTGCTATAGTTGTTGTATGTGTGTCTGCATTAGTAGTAATAGCTTCAGTGCCATAACTAAATGCTTCTGCTATCAACTCAAGATTTGTATTTGTTGATGCGCCCCATGTTCCGGACTCATCACCAGTTGCTATCTCTTTTAATCTTAAATCATTTACATAAGTTGCCATTTTTTTCCCTCTAAACTAATATTAAACTATTTATTATGCTACGTCACTCCATGTAGTAGTTACAGATTCATCTATATCAGACCAAGTTGTAGTTACAGATTCATCTACATCAGACCATGATGTTGTAACTCCGGGTATTATTTCTCCCCATACACTTACAAATCCTAACTCTCCTGTAGCGTTTAAACCTGTTACAGATACATTTGCTACACCTGAAACACTAAGATTACCTGCTGTAGTAGTGCCTTCTACACCTGTTATAGATAATATATTTACTGTGACTAAGCTTAATGCACCTAGTCCAGTAGTTGCAGATAAACCAGTACAAGCTACATTTGCATCACATGTTACTGTTTCATCACCTACTGCTATAGTAGATGCAGTACCTGAAACACCAGTAATAGCAATACCTGAAGCAGTAACATTACCTATAGCAGACGTACCTGCTATACCTGTTTCAGCTACATTAGCATCACCACTTACAGATTCTGTACCTAATGCAGTAGTTGCTGATACACCTGTTTCTGTTAAGTTAGCATCACCTGTTACAGTTTCGCTACCAACCGCACCTGTAGCTGCAACGCCTGTTTCAGATACATTAGCATCAGCTGTAACAGACTCTGTTCCTAAAGCAGTTGTAGCTGCTAATCCTGTTTCTGCAACATTAACTGCACCAGTAGCAGCTACTGAACCTACTGCTCCTGTAGCTGCTATTCCTATTTCTGGTACATTAGCATCACATGTTATTGTTTCTGTTCCAAGTGCTGATGTACCAGCAACACCTGTAATATCTACAGAAACATTGACTACGGCAGGTTCGCCCCAAGGACCTGTTCCCCAAGTGGACCGACCCCAACCGACAGACATGTATTAAGCTATTCTTATAATCGCATTACTTGCATCAGCTGTTGGAAAAGTTATAGTAAATGAACCTGCTGTTGATGTTTTATCAGCACCAAAATCAAATACTGCAACTGCCGGATCACCTGAAGCAGAGTCGTTATAAATCATACAACCTCTAGCAGTAACAGTTGCTGTGCCAAATGTTAAATCAGCAAAGTCTGTAAATGCTGTTGTGCCTGAAGTAGAAGGGTCTACACGTGTAAGTGTATTACCTTTAGCGGTATAGTTAGTACCACTAGCTTCTTGTGATGTTGTATATGCAGTAGTTGCTGCACTCATAGTAGCTGAACTCGTATAGAGTGCTAACCTGAATGTACTACCACCTGAATTTTTAAAATTATGTACGCCTTCTAAAAGTTCTTTCTTAAAAGAAGTACACATTGCTTGTGTTATAGCCATTACAGCCTCCTTATTATATTGGCAAGGTCTTTATGTCCTTGCTGTTCTAATTGATTACATACTGTACATATGTGGTTTTTTATTGCCTCATGCATATAGTGTGTAATTACCTGTCGTGCAGCATCTTTAAATATATGGGCTTGCGCTTTTATAGTGTCAGGTGCTGTATCACTTATCGAAACTAATCTATCAGTTGCCATATCAGCAACTTCTTCTACTGTGTGTCCTCTATAATCTGTAGTTTTTACGCCAAGATTACCTATTGATATTTCAAATTTATCTGTTTGCATTATGGTACTAAAGGTTCTGGTGGCGTACTTCCGTTTGATCTTTCATCTATAACCCACTCTTTAGGATTTTCTCTTCCTATGATTCCATGTGGTATCATTTTTTCTTGTATGATCTCTGAATAATTACATACTGATAGTTCACCATCTTTTAAATAAGATACTATTGGATCGTTTAAACGATGATACCCATATAGTTTATCTTTCATATCTACATTAGCATCTAATAGATTTGATCTAACAGCTACAGATACATCAACATTATTTTCCATGCATTTGCCTAGCCAATATTCACAACATGCTCTACCCATTTCTGCAAAGTGTGCGTTATTATTATAAGTAAAATCTGTTCCAAACATACTAATAGAACCAACATTATTCCAGTAAGCAAAAGCTATAGCATAAGCTACTGTATTGTTAAGATAAGCACATGATGTATCTTCTATTACACTTTTAATAGGATACTCTTCTACTGCTGGCACTCTTGCATCTAGTTCACAAGAATATATTGGATAATCTATTTTAGGTAACTCTTCTCTCATCATTTGAGTCATAGATGCTGCTTCGTCTGTATCAAAGAAACGTGACATAGGATCAAGTATAAATGCTCTATCTGCTTTCTTAACTACTCCTATCATCGCATTAATTACCCAAACTTCGTCAAACTTCTTACTATGTAACTGTGATAGATGAAAATCTATTTGACTCATACCCATAGCCACAATAGCTACATGTTTGCCTTCTAAATCTAGTATTCTTTCTTTTAACATTATTGTTCTACTAATCTTCTTTGTCCGCTTCTATAAGCATCTTTTCTATTTCTTCCATCATTTTCTATAACTAATTTATCTAATGCATCTTTAAATCTAGTTTCATAAAGTTGCACTATATCAGGCTCACCTTTCATAAATATGTATGCTTCTACTAAAGAACCAAATAATAAAACATCAGGAGCATTTGTTCCTAACCAACTTGTTCCATCTGATGAGGCTGTTATAGATTGTGGTAAATAAAAATAATGTAACTCTACTGTGTAATTAGCATCAGGTGTTGGACCTAATATATAAAAATCATCATCAAACTGAGCATAGTATTCTGGCAATCCAGTATTAGCAGAAGCTTTTGGATATGCTTCTCTTATAAAGTTAACATCTTTGTTTATTAAAAAATTATAGTTACCATCTGAATCTACTACCGCTAATGAATATGGATACAAAAAATCGTCAGGCACTCCAAGATATTGATTGTTTATAGTAGCAGTTGCTGTTTGATTCTTTCTATAGTTAGGTAATTCTACTGCGCCATTAATTCTATTTTCTGCTTGAACTATTATAGTAGAAAGATTATTTACAAATGTGGTCTCTGTATTTTCAGTATAATCTTGTATAGCGTTTTTTAATGTTGTAAATGTAAATGACATTAGCTTGTAGTTATTTTTAAATTACCTAGTTGACCTTTTAACACCATATTACTAAGACTAGAATCACCAAATGCTGAATTCCATCCACCTATAGGATTGAATCCAGATAACCCTCTACTAGCTTGTAAGTCTGTTTGTGGTCTAGCATTCTTAAGAGCCTGTGGATCATTTAACCTTAATCTGCCTAGTTGTAGTTGTGGTTGATCTTTATCTAATACGTCTTTACCTACTAACAGTCCTGTTCTTTTTTTATCTTTTATTTGATTTCTTAAATCTTTTAAAGGATATCTAAAGCCAGTTCTATCACATATACCATATGCATGTTTACCTTTAGCATACGGCATACTAATAACCTCCCGGTACAAATCTTACAGCTGCTTTAACTCTGTTTTCTTCAGATGCAAGTTTCCATTGTTCTTCATATTGTTGCTTTAAGAATGGAATTCTTTGTGCTGCTTCTGGATTTTTCATAGCTAAATAATAAGCAAGACCTGATACAAGACATGGCAAGAATACTTTAGGTATATCTAAAGTATTAGATGCTGGTGTTCCTGCATCATATATCTGTCTAAGCCTGTACCAAACTACCTTGTAAGTAGTTGTACTATCAGGAACTGGATAAAGAGTAAAAGATGTAGTGCCACTATCTCTATTAACTAATATTTCATTAGGTCTACCTTGATCTAATTTATTAGGTATATCAGCGTACTGTGAGAAAGATACTCTAGTTAAAGATGTGTCGCTCTGTGAATTAGTTTCACCATCACCTGTTCTTAAATGATGTTCTAATAGATCAATAGTATCAGCATCTA